GCACCACTAAATGTTGTCTGACCTGCCGTTGCAGTATATTCAAATCTGTTGCTAGTTCCATTTACTGTAGAACCTGCCGCCGCCCAACCTGACGATTTATAAACTTTAAGTTCATTCGCCGTAGAATCAAAATATAAATCTCCAATGTCATTATTTGTAGAGGGAGCTGAACTTGCAATTCTATATCTTTCTGCAAAAGAGTTTACTCCTGATAAATTAGAAGCAACACTGTTTACGTTTGCTATAGAACCACCAACATTATTTACGTTTGTAATGGCAGTTGCCACTGTACCAATATCTGTTGCGTCATTAGCTACTGCTGTAACATTTGAACTAATACCTGCTACTGTAGAAACATTGGCGTTGATACCTGCCACTGTTGTTACATTAGCTGAAATTCCTGCTACAGTAGATATGTTTGCATTGATACCTGCTAAAGTTGTAATATTACTGTTAGCTCCTGCTACTGTATTAATGTTTGTTGCATTAGAGTTTACAGCATTAATATTTGTACTGTTAGAGTTTACTGCACTAACTGCTGTAGATATACCTGCTACCGCCGTTACATCACTTGCAATCCCTGCAACTGTTGTGACGTTTGCATTAATACCTGCGACTGTATTAACATTCGCTATATTTGTTCCAACAGCGTCAACATTAGTAATACTATTTGATACAGTATCAATCTCTGAAGTTGTCTCTTGTAAGTCTAACGCCGCAGTTTCTATTTCTGAAACTGTTTCGTTTAAATCATTAGCTACTACAATTACTTTAGCAATGTCTGCCGCTACAGTATTTACATTAGCTATGTTAGTCGCAACTGTATTAATGTTAGTTGCATTACTTGCTACAGACGTAACATTACTGGCAATACCTGCAACTGTAGTTACGTTAGCTGAAATGGGTGCTACTGTATTAATATTAGCAATACTGCCTGAAGTTAAATACGTTGTAGTTAGCCAGTTTTTAGTTACTGCGTCTTGAGCGTTTACTGGGTCTGCTACTAAAGTAAGTCTTTTACTTTGAGTGTCCCATTGAAAGTTAGTTGCTGATACCTTAATAACATCACCTGCGTCATCAATAGCTTCTTGTCCCATAAAGAACGCTTGTGTACTATCTGTATCTAAATCTGTTTCTGTTAATACTGAGCCAGACGCATAGTCTGTCAGTCTTGAATCTTGTGAAGTTGTACGTCTAATCTCAATAGCTGAACCTGAAGCAGGAGCGGTGTTGAACGTCAAAGTTGTCCCTGCCGCATTTAAAGTAAAAGCTGTAGTAGCTACACCTGCTATTTTAGCAGTAAGGTCAGCCGTACTTCTATAACTAAATGGTATAGAATACGCTGTAGTCGAACCATTACCTGTGTAACGTACAAAACTGTTAGCCATTAATTATCCTCTATTTTTGATTATATCTCTTCTAAAAGGGGTACTTTATTTAATATGTCTTTTTGCCATTGGTTAAGGCATTTAATCGTTTAATATCCCTTTGCGTTGCTTCTTTATATTCCCTAGTAACCATCATCACCAAACTCATAGTTGATTCCATTTTCTGAACTATAATAGGTTTATTACCAACTTCTTCTCCATTGTAAGTGTGAAAGATTAACCATTCTTTAGCCGCTTGTTCATACGCTCTAATAATTTCTCTAGTGTAATCTCCATCTAAATTTTTACCTTGCATTTGGTGTGTACTAATAACATTCAATCTAAATTGACTTGAAGGGTTATCATACATTTCTCGTAATCTTTCATTAAGTGTTTTACCACCAAGTCGCATTTCACTTTTTAACTGTAACATTAAATCATAAAAAGTTTGTGTTCCATCACCTTTAACCATTTGTTTTGTAACAGGGTGTTTATATCCAGTAACATATAAATTATTCATATCAGCAATTTTATAGCCTTGCTCTGTTACTGTACTTAATGGTTTAGTGTAACCAATATCAACACTTGCTAATCTGTCTTTACCATCTTGAGTTTCAAGAATATCTTTCCACCAGTTACTAGAAACTTTTAAAGGGTTATCCCAATTTGTTACTCCAAAGATGGACATACCTTGTACTTTAGGTTGCTTGTTTCCTGCAGGGTCTCTTTTTGGTTGTAAGTGATACAAGTCTATATCTAATAATTTTGCTAATTCTATAGGTGTAGATTGAGCTATAATATCTGACATAGACCTCGCTTCTTTATCTGCTTCTGCTAGTTCTCTATTAGACCATCTCCACGCTGTAACAGCAGGAATTAATTTTGTAGATTTTCTAACTAAATCTTTTTTAAGTAAAGATACTTTTGTTTCTGTGGCTTGGTCTGAATAACCTGCCGCACCATCAAACAACATATTTATTGTATCAAACATATCTGACGTCATTAAGTTTGCTGACATAATGTTTGAAAACATAGCCATAGTAGACGCACCCATGTGCATTGCCATAGCACCAAATTTATCATTTGCTTGTTGGTGCATAGGGTCACCCCAAATGTCAGGCATTTCTTTCATCATGTCACTAATGTCTGCTGTAACTTGAAGTGGAATACTTAGAGGCCAGAGCCTTTTGTATTGCACATAATATGGTTCACCATTTTCATCTATAAATTCTAATGAATATTTTTTTTCTGGGTCAGGGTGTTTACCACCATGATTTTTTCCTAACATAGCCATAGTTGCACCCATACCATACAACGCTGTTCCTGTTGCAGTAATCGTTCTAGCATGAGCTCTTGTTATAGGGTCAGGTGAATCTGCCATTGCTTTAAATTGAAAATGTAATTTATTTAGAAAAGGTGTATTTTGCCACGCAAAACGCTGAAGTTGAGCAGGTGTTTTAATAAAGTGTAATCCAAATAAAACTTTAAATATTGGTAACTGATTTGTTTTTCTAAGTAACCAACCTGAGAAACCATCATTGTTATTCATTAATGGGTCTACAGCGTCAGGTACAATGTCACTTCTTAGTGAGTTAGTAAATGTATTTTCCCTTGCAATAAATAAAGGGTCATTCAAAATGTGTTTAGATAAGTCATCAAATGTTTCTAAAGTTGTTTCACTCATCATTTTTGTAGAAGTAAAGTTTCCAAATTCATCTTCATACTGATTAAACAACTCTTTCCATGTTCTTGAAAATTCGTCTTTATCTTTTATTTTAATTTGTTCTTGTAATGCTTTTATTTTCTTTTGGTATTTTTCAATTCTTTTTACATTAGGTTTAGTTTTAGCTTGTTCAAATCTAATAAGCTCATCTAAATGTTTAACTGTTTGGTCTTCTTTAACTGCACTTACTTTATTCTTAAATATTTTTCTACCATTCCATAATTCAGGATATTGTGTTCGTAGACGCTGATTAACATTAGCTACTCTAGCGGCTCTGTTAAATGCTTGTTTCATAAAAGTATCACCTGCTTGTAATCCTTTTAATGAATGATAAATAAGTTTAGAGAATGGACTCATAGCTTTACCCAACATTCTTGCACTAATACTATTTTCTTGTTTTAATTGTTCTGAAAATATTTCCATGCTTCGTTGTTGTCTGCCATCTACTCTATGTTCAATAGAATCTCCAATAGCTCTGTTTGCTTTCCAACTCATTTGAGCTTTTTTAAATGCAATATTAAAAAATCTAAATTGACCTGTAAACAAATCTGCCGCCATAGCCATTTGTTGTAAACCTTGTTTTTTATTTGCTCTTGACATAATAGCACCTCTTGTCAGAGCTTGAGCTATTGACCACTGGTATCTAATTGCACCAGACAATAAGTTGACCATGTGTGTTGTAGCGTCAAATAGTAAGTTTGCTGTTGTATATTCATTAAGCCATTCACCAAATCGAACTCTTCCTTCTTTTGTATTCATATTAGCTTTACGAATAATCTTATTCATTCGATTTTCATTCTTCATGTTTCGAGCTATATTTTTAAGAAGCAAAGATTTTTCTTCACCTTTTGGCATACGCTTAATATTTTTAACTACATTTTTAATTTCTGTTGCTATATATTTTCTTCGTAGAAATGTTGCTTCAGTTCCACCTACAACAATATTACCACTTGCTAAGTTATCAGACATATTAGTAGCAATCTTATCTACAGCTTCCATAACAGAAATAGCTTCATCTAAAGACTCTTCTAACATTTTATCTGCTTGATTTTTTTCTACAGGTGTACTTGCTTTTTCATGTATTTTTAATTTAGCTTCTAAAGATTCTAAGACATTAACTTCAAACATACGTCCTACTGTCCATCTTTCACCACCTTCTGTACCTGTCTCTGCAAGTAATTTTAAATCAGCTAAAATTTCTTTTCGTGTTGAACTTTTAAATCTTGTGTTTGCCGCTTCTTCAATCTTTTTTAAAACATCTTCCATGTTTCTTTTAGACAAACGAATAGTAGAATTAAGTTCTCCTTTAACTATTTTTCGAAGTAATCTTTCAAAAGTTTTTGGTGCTGTGTCAGATTTAATTCTTTTTTTATTTTTAAATATTTTTCTAGTAATACTATCTAAATACGTTTTAACTTGTTTATCAACATCATCTGCTTTCTTTTTGATAACTTCCGTTTCATCAGGTTTAACAATAGGTTTCTTTTTTGGCTTAGGTGTTTTAGCTTTTACTTGAGCTACATCTGAACCACCTTTAGCTTGAGCTTTAATTTCATCTCTTACAGCTTGTGCTTTTTTTGCTATATCTTTAACACCTGCTTTTTCTAAGAAAGCCATGTAGGCTTTATGTGAAGCACTTTTACCTTTACCACCTACAATATAAAGAGCTTTAGCAATATCATTTTCAAATTCTAATTCGATACTTCTATCACCATAATTATAAGTAGGTTTAGCTCCTGCTAGTTCTGGGGGAAGTATTGTAGGGTCTGCGTCTACACCTTGAATAACTGTTAAGTTATCTTCTTTAAATGTCTTAGTTGCTTTAGCTCCGTCTTCAGATACAAATTGTACTTTAATTTTACCTTCAGACATTGACATAACTGTGCCAACATTGCCTCTATCATCTGCAATAACTCTAGCACCAACACCTAGTTCACCACCATTACTTTCAATAATGTTTCCTTTTTCATCTGTGTGAAATCCTTTACTTTTTTTAGTTGCCGCTACACCATTAATTTTTGTACCAAAGGCTTTAACATCAACTAATTCACCATCTAAATCTTTATAGTAATTTCCTATTTTACTTTTTGTACCCCATGCACCAAATCCTGCACCCATAACTCCACCTGTAAGTGCACCTACACCACCTGCTAACATAGTTCTTTTAAAATTAAATTCATCAGTTAGTCCTGCGGTCATTTCATTCGATTGCATTAAAGCGTCAAATCCAACCATTGTTGCTCCTGCAACTTTAGCTTCACGCTTTGCACCAAGCCACATACCTTTTTTAATAGCTTGTTTTTTTAATTCATTTTTACCAACTTCTTTCATTCCTGCTTTGGCAACTTGAGCAACTGTTTGTTTTACAGCTTGTCCACCAACACCAAAACCAATAATATTAATAGGGTCAGCAACCATTGCAGGTGCAAAATCTTTCGCCCACTCTACAAAACTTCTATTAGGGTCATCATACCAATTCGGTAAATCAACAAAGGTTTGATTGATAATAGCCCAGTCTTGTAAATCTTGGTCTGAACCTGTCTGTAAATCATAGACATCTCTTGTTAAAGACATAGTGTTATTAGTACGCCATGTTCTATCATTATAGAAATAATCAAGTAATTCAGGTTTACTCATTGTATTAAAATCAGGTCTTTCAAGCATAGTAGGTCTATTACTATAATATCGTTTTAAAATATTTTGAAATTCATTTGACTGTAATCGTTCTAAGGCTTGTTGTTGTTTTTCTAATTCTTTAAGTTTATCGTACTGTTTCTTTTCTCTATTGCTTCTAAACCCTCTGGCGTTCATTGCATTTTTATTTGTGCCTGTATTTGTGCCAATAGATTTAGTATATCCAGTTGAATCCATTACTCTCTCCTAAAATTGGGGTACGTTTTTAATAAAACATCTAAGAAGTCATCTTGGTCAACACCAAGAGCAACTGCAATTAAATCAATTTGTTCTTCACTTAATACATTTAAAACAGCAGGATTAAAATTTTCTCCTGTTCCAGTAAGTTCACCAAACACACTATTTAAAAAGTTTGTAACTGTTTCTGTATTTTCTTTAGCTCTGTCTGCACCATAATCTTTAAAGAAATTAATTGTTTCTACAAAACCACTTTCATTTTCAGATAGTAATTGAGGGAATGTAGCTTCAAAACCATCTGCCAACAATGTTGAAATGTTTGTTGCAATATTTTGTTTTCTTTCATTAAGGTCTATTTTTTCTTGACCACTATTTTTTATTACCATGTCTGCTAAATCTTCTGCTGAGATAGAAACACCCATAGCATTAAGGTCATTTACATCTGATAAGAAATCAGGATTTTGTAATAATAATTGTTCTGGCTCAATTAACATGTTAGCGGCAGTATCAAAGAATTTCTTTGTATCCATGTTTGTAACTATGTCCGTCACATTCTTATTAATTAATTCTGTTGCGGCGTCACCTTTAACTGCGGCGGATATTAAATCAGTATCTCCACTAGCTATAATGTTTTTCATGGCTGTAAAATAATCTTCACTAGAGAATTGTTTTAAAATTTCTTCTTCAGCATTTTTCATAAATTCTTTTCTTTTAGAGTTCCATGTTCTCCAATCTTGTCCACCATTAGCAACTTGACTTGGTTCTTTATTATCAATGTCTCCGTACCACTCCATTACTTTTTGTTCATACGCATACGAAGCGTCTCTAAATAAAATGTCATTTGGAACACCTTTATCCCATTGTCCAAAGGTAGCGGCTTTTTGCACAATAATACCATGAAGATATTGATTGCTTTCTTGCCACATATTATCATCTCTAAATGGGTCTAAGTATTGATTGTTTGTCACTCTTCCTTCAGCCCAACCAAACGCTGTTTCTAATGCACTTAAATCTGAGCTTGTCGCTCCTGCTGTAGCGGCGGCTTCTAAGAAACCTTTATAATTTCCAACAAAGTCACCTTTCATTATTCTCATTTTTAAATCACGAATACCTGTTTCATTATAATTTAAGGCTTGATTGTTACTTTTAATTGCAACTAAAGACGCAACTAAATCTGGGTGTTTATCTAAGGCTTCATTGATAATAACTTCTGCTTCTGCTTCATTAGCTTTTACTGTTACTTCTTGTCCATTAGCGTCAGTGTATGTTCCACCATACCACAATGCACTAATTTGTTGGACATAACCTTTTTGTTCAGCTTCAATAGCTCGTTGACCATTTGTATATTCTTGATTTGCTAAAGCTACTTTCTTTGCATTAATGTTAGCAACAAGAGCTTGTGCTGTTTCATCACTATCAACTAATGCTCCTAATGGGTTACCACCACTACCTGTTCCTCTATCTATTTCTAATATTTTAAGAGCGGCATTTAATTCTGCGTCAGTCGTAGCTGTTAAATATTTTTTATTAGCAAGACCTATAAGTATTTCTTTCTTTTGTATTCCATTAACTAGAAAATTCTTTTTACCTTTGCCATCTAGTTTTGGCATTTCAACACTTAATGACTCTAACATAGGAATTAATTTTGTATCATACTCATTAATTGGAACTGTCTCTAAAAGAGTAATTGATTTTTGCACTAATTGATTATTATGATATTCACCTTTTTTCTTACCATCTTCAATAGCGGCGTTAGCTTTAAATTCATTATAAACAGCAGAGAAACCTAGTATAAAACTATCATCTTGTGAATTAAGTTTGTAATCTGCTAAAAACTTTTTATGAAAATTTGTTAAGTTGTCATTAACAAAATCATATTCACCTGCTTCTACAGATTGATTTATTTTAGCAACCATTTCTGCCGCCGCAAATCTACCATTTTGTCCTTGCACTGCCGACTCTGCATAGAAATTAGAAAGTGTTTCATTTTCACCACTTAATAATAAAGCAGATATTTCATCAGAAGTTTTACCAGACGCATATAATTCATTTATTTCTGCAATAGCGTCTTGTTTTTTACCTTTAATATAATTGTCTCCTGCGGCTTGAAAGCTATCAACATTTCTATTTATAGCACTTGCTAGTTCACTGAAAGGTGATTCTTTAGCGACATTAGGTCTACCTTCATAAGTAGAACCAAAATATTTATTTGTTACTTTTGATTTATATGCCATATTTATGAACTCGCTTTCGCACCATAGTTAGTAAAGAATCGTCTTTCATCTCTTGGTGTTGCCATGTAAGAACCACCTGCACCTGCTATATCTAATCCTAAACTCATCATGCTTGGTTCATACACTGGGGTTAAACTATTATAAGTACGCTTCATATTTGCATAAGCGTCATCTCTTTGATTATTTAAGGTAATCATATCACCCATAAATTCTGCATTAATTTGATTAAAGTCAGCGTCCATAATTGTCCCAATATTTTGAACAACTCTTGTGGCATTACCAAATCCTAAATTAATTCCTGTTGCTTGGTCTTTTTTTCTTTTTTGATTTTCAGCCATTTCAGCAATAGCTTTTTCTCTTGCCGCCATGCCTCTTTCTGTTTCAATTTTACCTAAGTCTTTAAGATAAGCGGCGTCTGCGGTCATACGAGCTCTGGCGTTAGCCATAGCATTTTCTTTAGCAACTCTTTTCTTTTCGTTATGACTAGCGACTGCTCCGACTACTTTCATAGCCATCATTGCTTCATTCACTCCGCACATTTTTTATCTCCTTCGTTACTAATAAAAATGGTATTTTTGCATGACCAAATTCTGTTATTTCTTCTTTAGGTTCAAACCCTAGAAACTGTAACCATTTTAAAGATTGCCAATTTCTTTTATCTATAAAATTAAATAAGTGAGTATAACCTTCAGACATCTGAGCTACCCAATAAGGGCACTCTTTTAAAAATTGTCTTGTATGATTAAATAGTTCTGCACTTGATAACAACCACGCTACACCATAACCTGCTTGTGTACTTGGTGTTGAACCAAACATACCTATTACACCTTCTTCTTTTGTACCTATAATGCTATAAATCTTTGCACCTTTAATTGTAAATGGTACAACTAAAGACTCAAGGGGACTCATATTATCTGAGGCTAATACTTCTTCTACATCTTCTTTTCTCATCTTAGGAGCTAAGTGTAGAATATCTTTTAGCTCTGCATTTCGTACATATTTTTCCATATTACATTCTTCTTGAACGTCTATGATAGTATCCTTCTACTTCTGCACTTGCTATGTGCATTGGTAAATGTGAAGAACTTTTAATATGTAATTCAAACGCTGTGTTTCTAGCTTGTATAGGAACTCTAAGTGTACCTGTAGCAATCGCTACATTGTTAGGAGCTCCTGTAAAACCAATTACATAACCTGTCATAAATGTTGTGTTAGTTGTTCTATTTTCTGGTGTAACTTCTACTTGGAAGTAACCAGAGTTTTCATAGTCAAACGATATGTTTCTAATTTGGTATCTACCTGAAGTTACTGCTACTAATCCTTTACCAGTATCTTCTCTAATATATTGTGGACTTAAAACATATTTAGATTCATACGGCACACCTATCCATAAACTTGTGTGGTTTCCTACTAAAGTGTAAGTTGACCCTGACGTATTTGTTAAAACATAATTTGTTCCGTTAGTTCTATCTATTGCTATTAGTCCTGTTTTTGCACCATAAGGTGACGTTAAAGTTGTTAGACCTGTCCCACTAGAATATGAACCAGTTACTTCAGTTTTTAAATCAACATAACAATTAAAACCTAATGTTGGGTCTTTTAAATTTCGTAAATCTATTTTAAATAATTTTGTATTTGTTCCTTCTGCCGCAAAGACATAAACATAACTGTCTGAAGACAAAGCACCTAATATTTTAACACCATTAAATTCCCATTTAGACCATGCTGTTTGTACTTTCTCTCCTCTATCAAAGAAATATTTATAAACATACATAGTGTCAGCATTAGTTGCTGTTACATTTGACCCTGTAGTATAAGGTGCAGATTGTGAGTCTGCGGTGTCTGCATGTAAAAAGATAAGTGTATCTTCAATCGTGTTACTAATAATTTGATAAGGGTTAGTAGGTAGTAAGTTTTGTACTGCTACTGTTATATCTAAACCATCATTAGTTAGTGTGTCATCATCTGCATAGTATTCTCTTACGGCTGTGTTTGCATTTCTTGATTGTGTAAAGTATGCAAATCTACCTGCCGCTATAGGTGAGACTGTATCATCATGTTCAAAACTAGATACTTCATTAAGTATAGCAGTTGTTGGACTGATTGTGTCACCTGCGTGGTCAAGTTTATATTGTGCTGTATCTGAAAATAACAATAATGTTTCATTAAATGATACAGAGTTTTTCAATGTATTAACTTGCGTACCTGACGCTGATATATCAATAGGGTCTGTATCTAAAACTTGTGTTACTGTTGTTGCAAAGAAATTAAAGAACCCTGCGTTTTCAGATAAAATTAAATTTTCACCTGATAGTATTCCTAATCTATTTTTATAGAATGTTAAATTTTGTATTTTTTTACCAATAAAAGAAGGGTTAGAGTTTGTTTCAATATCACCACACACTCTATCGTCCCATGATAATTCTTGAAATGTAAATGTTCCGTTATTATTATTAATAAGAGCATGAGGCATTGTACTGTTTGTTACACCTAAACTTGTAGCAGGTGCTATTGTTTCAGACCACACACCATTACCAGTAAATTTAACATAGTAATCTGAAAGTGTATCACCCTCTTCACCTGTAATTTTTACTATAACTCCTGTTTTTCCATAATAAGGAAGTTTACTAAAATCCTGTATTGTATCTCTAATGTGATACATAGCTGTACTACCTGCACCATCTGAAGTGCTAACAGTATAAGAAGAATTGTTATTATTTGGTTTTCCGTAAATTACGTTATCATACGACTCAAAAGTAAAATGACTTGTAATACCAGAATAGTTTGCTAATCCTTGTGAGGTACTTAAAGTAGAATTGTTATCTGCTCTAACAGTTTTAAATCCTATCTGTGAAGCACTACCATTCCAGTGTGTACTAGAAGTACCATATAATAATATATCTTTAATTTTATTTGAATCTCTAAATTCACTATCTGTTGTTGCGTCATTACCTGACGGCATTTGAAATATAACTTTAATACCACCAGTTATACTAGCATGAGTTAAAGTAACTGAATATTCTCTACCATAGTTTGTTGCTTTAACATAAATTAAAAACTCTTCTTGTTTAGCCGCCGAAGTATTTGAATCTGCTGTTGGTGTAACAGATTTATTTACTAAGAAAGTATAATCTGCAATATTAACTAATTTAAAATCTTCTCTTGGATTTGTTGAAGTTAAATAACTAGAACCACTAGCGATAGTAACTGTTTTAGAATTACCTGCTAAATCATATACTTTAATTCCACCATTGTAGAACGCACACATATACTGGTTAGACTCATCACGCTGAATGTTCCATATTTTAGTTTTGTTAGGATAAACATTAGTGCTATCTAAAGTCGCTACATATTCTAATGAAGGTCTTTTACTTAAACCATCTACAATATTATTTTGTAAATTGATTTGGTCAGACCCTTGATTAATCCCCCTTTGAGTGGGTGTCTGCTGACTAATCCCATTAATAAAATTAGGAATACTCTGCGATACTACAGCCATTAGTAAGTCCTTCTAGTAGGTCTATTTATTATTGAGTATGTATTAGCGTCACCTTCCAACATATTTATGTCAGCTTCTCTACTGTCTGCTTGATGATATGCTACAAGAGCTTCTTGTTCGTCTTGTCCGATTAATTTAGTAATTTCTTTATCACCTAAAAATCTTGCCGCAAATCTTCTAGCGGACTTCATTGTAATATATCGTCTAGCGTATTCTGGTAGGTGTTCAAATTGTTGAACTGTTACTAAGTTAAGGGAAATGTCAGACGAGAATACATCTGTTTTTTTGTCTAAGTCATAAAGGTAACCATTACGAGTAGTTACATTAAAAACTTTTGAATAACTATCTGCTTGAACGCAGTTAGCAGGAAGTGGTATTTTGTTATTAGAGTCTAATGATACTGTTACTTCCTCTTCAGTATTATAGTTCCAACCCATAGATTGAATTGACATAGAAGTTTCATCTAAAATATTTTTAGCGACTGATACATCAACACTATTTGTTCCTGTGATTGAGTTTACAGGAGCTTCTCCAATAACGGAAAGCATAATGTTGACAGCTTGTAACTCTGTCGTAGGCGTTATCTGTGTTGTCATGCTGTTCCTTTTTAAATTTTAATTTAAAGAGGCGGCTTGAGTCTCCCCTTACCGCCTCTCCTTATAAGTATAAAGTAACGTAAAGTATTACGCTTCTTTAATTCCTACAGCCGCTTCAGGTCTAAGAACTCCATGACCCATAGCGTATTTCGCTACCATCAATGTACCTTGACGTCTAATGTCATATTCTGACTCAACGGCTAAATCCATTAATTTAACTGTACCTGCCGCACTAGGGTGAGAAATCAAAGCAACATAATTTGCTAGATTGACCCTTTGTGGGTAAGCACCTGTTGCAGTTTTACCTGCGTCTACTGCTGTAGATGAAGATAAGTCTGAAGCAACAAAATGAGCAGTTGGTATTAATTCAATACCTGCTACTTTCATTACTTTACCTTCTGCAACACCGCCGTTAGCACCGCCTGAGAAGTCGATATTAACTGCGTTTGTAGCGTTAGCTAGTTTGTAATATTCCTCTAGTCTTATAAAGGCTTTTCTACCTTCTTTAGGAACATAGTTTGCGTCCAATGCTTTAGCGGCGTCAAACAAACTGTCTATCATTCCGTTAGCGGCAGTTGAAGCCGTAGCTGAAGCAATAGCTGTGTTTGTTACAACTGTACCTGCACCATATCCTGAGTCAGATACATTCGCTGAAGCCTGAGCGGCTTGACCGATTGTTTGTAAGATATGCTTATCTTTTTGGAAAGCTAATGCTCTTCCAATTTCTGTTGAGTAAGCACTTCTTACGTCCCAGTGGTTCTTAGCTTCTTCAATGTTAGATAAGAATACTGAGCTTAGTAGAAGGTCATTAATTGTAATAACCTTTTCGTTGTGGTTTACGTCTGAGCCTGTAATTTCCGCACCTGCTACATGGTATGCCGCACCAACTCTACCCATTACTGGGAAAGTTGCTGACTTACCTGAAGAGATAGACCTAACCATCTCTGCTCCCTGTGTAACTGAAGCTCTATCAAAAGAAGTTAAAACTTCTCCTGCAAAAACTTTCAGAAACAGGGCGTCTTCTGTACCAGAAGCATTAACCTTACCGACTGAGACTGGACTTGCGTTTGCCATAATTGTCTCCTTTGGTTTGTTACGCTTGTTTAGAAAGCCTTTTTACTTCGGTCTCTTAAACCAGATTGTCTACCGCAGTAGGTCAAGCTAATTAACTTATGTAAATTAGGCAGTTGCCCTCAATAAGAGTGCACAACTATTTCTTCTTTGCTGTCTTTGCCGCCCTTTTAAAATTAGCGGCAGTTGGAGCACCTTTGCTCCCTGCTTTTCTCATGCTTTCACCAGAACCTTTTTTGATTCTGTTACGCTTCGCATGAATGTTTGCGTATAATCCTTTTTTAGCCATGTTAATATCCTTTACTTGGTTTTGGTTTTGGCTTCGGCTTTGGTTTCGGTTTCGGTTTCTGTTTTGGCATTTACTATTTTCTCCAGTTCTTCTAATGAATGTTTAGCACATGTAAGTTTTTCAAACCTGTCTTTAACAACTTCCAATAACTTATCATGTTCACCAATACCTACAGGTTTCTGTAAGTATATATCTATGACCGCAGAGTGCTCTGCAACATCTGCTTCAAAAGATTTTTTTAATGCGTGTAATAGCATTTGTTCTCCTTATAATTTACTGTTTGCAATTTTTGCTTTAACAGCGTTTTGATAAGCAGTGTCTTTCGTATATCTAGCGTCAGACATTGCTTCCGTTACTTGAGCCCAAGACTCATACCCACCTTCACCAGTTGGTACAGCTTTAGCTTGAAGTAAATTTGGTTCAGTACCATTAGCAGTATCATACTTTGCTTTTAGTCCTGCGACTGCAAGTTTAGTTACTTCTAAATCACCACCATTAATAGCAGTGTTATAAGCAGTCTTCTCACCTTCAGTCATATTATCAGCCGCCCACTTTGCCATTTCAGAGTAGGCTTCATCACCACCAACTACTGCTTTAACTTCAGCAGATTGTTTAGCCGCTAGTGCTGATTGACCATTTATAAAAGCGTCAACATAACTTTTTGGTATACCTGCTTTTTCAAGTGCTTCATAAGACTTGTCAGCAAGTTGTCCATTTTCATTATATTCTGTTTGTAATGTTTCCATATTAAGACCTGCGTCAGATACAGCTTTATCAGCTATCTCTAAACTTTCTTCTTGTTTAGTCTCTTCTGCTTTTGCAGGTTCATTTGATTTTTCTGTTTCATTTTCAAATGATTTATCCTGAGCTCCTAGTTTGCTTTCTAGTTCACCATAAGATTTAGCCATGTCTTCGACAGACTTAAATTTTTCTGGCAACCCTTCAGGTCTTGGTTGATTTGCAGTTTCTTCTACTGGTTTTTCAGTTGTAGTTTCATCTGCTTTAATTTCTACTGTGTCTACCATTTTAGTTTCCCATATCCTTAGTCATATTGTTGGCAACTTGTGGAGCTACAGACTGAGCTGTATCCATCATTTGTTGCATTTGTTGTTGCTCTTGGGCTTCTTGTTGTTCTGCTTGTAGTTGTTCTTGAGATTTAATTAAACCTTCAGTATCAATTCCTAAACCTGTTGCTAATCTAGTTAGCAAGTCATTAGGATTTAATGATTGAACTACAGCAGGATTTATTTGTGCCAAATTACCTATCTCAGCTACAAATTCTCTAAGTTTCTGTAAGTCATTACCTCTGCCTAGAGCTTCTATTCCAGTAATGATTGTTGGTTTTACAGTCCCTTTTGGTAAAGTTGGTATTTCTTTTGCCGCACTCATTCTCTTCATCAACACTCTAACTAGAGGAAGTTGAAGTTCTTGAGACAGTAAAGAATAAACACCACCCATACTTGTTTCTAATTGTTCCGCCATGTATCTTATTTCTTGAGCGGTTACACGCTCTGCGTCTCTTTGAATTGCAGTGTGTAATAAGAAAGCATAAGACATACGCTCTTCTAATTTTTGAATACTTCTTTCTACAACTTGTAAGTCATATTGTTTTTGTGATTGAAGAACAGATACATCATCTTGACTACCTGTAATAATATCTCCATTTCTTGTCTGTGCTAAATCTTTTTTTCTAGTAACAGCATTAGGTCTTACCATAAATACTATTTTAGAAGACGCCGCCGCACTCTCTACAAGTGATTGAGATAAT